GGTCCATAATACAACAACATAGCTATCACATTAATGTATCACGAGCATTTTTCAAACTATTCAATCTCTTCAACGTCCTTTATTTCACTATAATCTTCTTCCGTATCATCCTTAACCTTTTTGTAAGTTAAAGGAAATAACTTAACTATACGGTCTATAGCATTTTCTTTCAAACCTTCATTAAATTTGTCAGGTAAGTTATCGCTTGGAACCATCATAAACCTAGCTAATAAACAAGAAGTCGAATAGCCATGTCTCATATCCCAATCATACCATCCATCAATGTCTTTCAAAGGGTTGTAAGGATTGTCTACTGTAGTAATTGCAACTGCCATAATGTTAAGCCTCCTTTCCCTTAATATAGTAATAAGCTGTTGACTTAGGTATTCCAAGTGCTTCAGCTATTTCTTCAAGCGTATAACCTGTTGTTGCCATAGCCTTGATACGATTAATCTTAGCAGAAGGCAAGTTCTTATTATCAGGCTTAGGTGAAGCAAGCTTCTTTACCTTATCACTATCTGCATTCTTAAGTATGTCACGTAACTTGGAAGGACTAACTGCATTAGCCTGTATAGCTTCCCACTCACGAGGCTCAATGTCAATAAGTACATCCTGCTTATGTGCACCAACTTTATCTCTAGCTCTAGCTATCTGTAACTGTGCTTCTTTCTTTATTTGATCTTTTTCCATTCCTGGATTCTCATTAAAGATTTCTTGCATAGCGACATTTGCTAAAACTTGAGCTTGTCTTTCTTTAGGAGCATTTCTAAGTGCCCTTTCAAGCTTTTCATTAAGAGAACGAACTTCGTCTTTATAGGCTTCCGCAGCTTGAGGATTCTTACCAGGTATTACCATTGTAAGAGCTTCTTTACGAGCTTCGTTTGCAAGGTGTTTCAAATCATTTGCATAATCTGCATAAATATGTTCTTTAACAAATCCAGGACCATCAATTAACTCATAAGCATCCTGTACTAAAGCCATCCTTGCAACCTTTTCCTGTACTGGAACTTCCTTATAAATCTTCTTTCCATTCTCATCAAGCTTAGGCGATCCATCTTTATTCTTCTCAAGCACTCTTCTAGTTCTACCAGTATCCATATAAGTCAATGAACCGTCAGGATTAGCTTTCCATGACTTTCTAAGCTCACCAGTTTCATCATCAACCTTAGCAAGCTGTCTTTCATCTTTCCATTGCTCTGAAGTAGCTCTTGATAATAATGTTGCTGCACCACCTGATGCTTTACCCTGATACTTCTTATGAAGTTCAGCTATACCATTCTCTATATAACTTCTCTGCCAATCAAGTTTATGCTTATTAGCATCAATAATTGTCATTGAATGCTTAACAGCTCTTGTAAGCTCTTCATCAGTAGCTCCTTTGATTGTCATATCTGTTATCAAGTTAGAGATAATACCCATTTCTGTCTGGGTTCTCTCTTTTGAAAGAATCTTCATTCCTTCTCTATAAGGATATTCTTTCTTATTATCAAAGTTCTTAAGTCCTTCAAGTGGTTCTCTGTTCTTTATCTCTGATATATTCTTTGTAGGAATAACAAGAACAGTATCTCCATCAAAGTCTGCTCCTGAAAGTATTTCTGCCGTATTCTTATTAATACCAATAGCATCAGGAGCCTGAGGACCTATAAACTTCTGTCCTTCTTTATTTTTGTTGTTAACAATAAGTCTAGGAATCTGGAATATACCTTCATGAGGGAATCTTACAAGAACTACTTCTTCTCCATCATGATAACCAGGTGCATAAACTTCATTGTCTTTTAACGTATTAATAGGTAAAATAACATGTGACTGCTGTCTAGGTAAAGCCGTAGCTTTAAGGTCAACTGCAGAACTGTCGCATTCACTTGCAAACTCTTCAAGAGCTCTCTGCCTTACAACAGGATTTGAGTATGATAAGATCTCATTATACTCATCCATCTTCTCAGCATATGTTAAGTCAAGCTGTGTCTTTATAAGCTTTTCAGGCTGCTTTGCTAAGAACTGTGAAGGAAGAGTCTTACTCCATGTCTGCCATTTACCTTCATCATTTACTTTATTGATGTAACCAAGATGATCTTTACCTTTTTCATCAGTCCAATGATACTGACCATTAGCCATAATCTTTGCACCGAATACAGCATCAACGTCAAGTGCATTCTCTATAGGCTTTAATGCTTTTTCATCACCTTTATCAATAGACTTAGAACTGTTTACAACAATATCATATCCATCAGGTATTTCGTCTGAATATACAGCCATACCTTTGATGTAACGATTAGGATTCTCAGCCTTACAATTCTTAACAGCTATACGAACTTGTGCATATGCAGAATCACCAAGACTTAAATCCGGAAGACCTGGACGAATCTCTATCATACCATCTCTGTCTGCTCCACCAGGACCCTTACCATCCTGACCAGTTTCAGCATACCTTACATAAACCCTCTTACGATCTATATAATTAGGTAATTCGGGAGAAGACCAAGTTCTACCAGCATCAGGAGTATAGTCTTCCAAAGGATGAATATCTTTAAGATTCTCTATGATATCTTTCTTTGTAGTTCCTTTAGGTGCTAATACAAGAGTAGAAGTATACTGCTTAGGATTAGTAACCTGTTTGATATCAATACGATGAACCTCATAACCTTTCTCTTTAAGCATCAAAGAAGCTACTTTCATCTGAGAAGCACTTATACCAGTACGAATCTGTCCATTATCCCAAGGATAACCTAACTCAGTACCAGATGAAATGTCAAGATAACCACCTTTCTTCTTAAGAACTTCCTCAAGTCTATCCGCAACTTGTTCATTAAGCTGTTTCTTAGGTGCTTTTGACTGTTCATAAAGAGATCTTACAGATGACTCGTTCTTTCCTATCATCTTACCAATTTGTGTCCATCCATATCCTTTGTTATCTCTAAGTCTTTCAACTCTCTTCTGAAGTTCAAGACGTTCATTCTGAGATGAAATAGAACGCTTTGCTTTAAGTTCATTAATAGAAATGTCTTCTCCTATAAGTTTACTAAAAGCTTTTGCAATTTCTGCATCCGACATCTTTTCACGTTTCATCTCATTATATGCTTCATGGAATTTCTTTCCTTTAACATATAAATTGTTGTCGTTGTATTCAGCTTTACCACTTCCAGGATGTCTTGAAACACCAGGTTGTCCACCAAATACTGCATTTACAACTTTATCCTCGAATGAACCGAACATATCTGTTCTTTGATAAGGATTTTCACCTGAACCCCAAGGATATCTACCCGAATGTCTAGGAGTTCCATAATGTTCTAACTCATCATCGTCTTCATAAGGTTCAAGATTCTCGAATTCTTCAAGACGACCAATTGATGCTAAGTATAAATCGACAGCTCTGTCTATAGCATCTTTACTGTTTCCCGCAACGGACATAATTACAGTCCTCCTTTAAGTTCTGTTATTATTTTGTCAAATCGGATAATCTTATCCATAATAGGTAATATTTCTTCAGCTGTAGGATTTGCATAAATTATACCATCACTTTGATAAATCCTTAACTCAATACCTATTGAACCGGGTTTCTTATTGTACTCTAAACAAAACAGAGCTGCATAAACATAAAGCTGCTCCATTTTTGCAGGATGTTCTCCTGTCTTTAAATCATGAATCCTTAAAAACTTTAATCGTTCATCCCAAGCAATTGAATCAGCAGTACCAAAACAATTGTCAGAATAATATAAAGTAACTTCAGGACTCATACGATAACCAATTGCATCATTTACATATTGGTCTAAAGTTCTTGTAGTTTGAGGCATTTCAACACCAAGTTTAATATGTCTCATCGCTAAATCATGTAAATCAGTACCACGTTGTGCAGCTAAGAACTTCACATATCTTCTTTTTAACTTTTCATCATCATCATTAAGCCAACCATATTGACTAGCTGATAAGAAAGCATGTGAACCACTAAGCTTTGAATGATTGTTCCATTGCATTCAATACCTCCTCTTTGTTCTCTGGATAAATAAAAGAAGCAAAAGACATATCATTCAACTTACCAACATAATAATCTTGATTAGGTTGATGAGGTGCATCTTGTTCTCTTTTATCTTCAAGGACAGCCCATTTGTTTTGATAGAGGACGGTTAAATCGGGAATACCTTGGATATAACGAGCATCATTCTTCATGACTATACAGCCAGGAAATCGTTGATAAAGTTCGTCAATTAATCCTGATTGGAAATCTGATTCCTTTTTCTTTCCCATTTTTGTCGTCTCCTTTTAATAATGAGTGTAACTGTTTGTTACACCTTGTTTCGCTCTAATGAATTAGAGATCTAGCAGATTCTAAATACTTAGAACCTTGTTGATATTTGTAAAAATAAAATAAACAGAAATATCTTTATGCCCATATATTATCTGCTTATATTTCTAAAAAAGTAAAAACCAGAATCATCTTCGCTCGTCCTTGAAGAAATGAAAGAAGCCGTTCCTGCCAGGAGCCTGCCTTAGAAAGTGGAGTCATGGCAAAGACAATTCTGATTTAATTTAGAATAATTAGAATCAATAGCCAAACTGAAATTTGCGAGGATTTCACCTAATAATATTTTTTGTGAGAATAGTTATTAGTTACATAAGA